GCATTTTCTTGAATATGAAATGGATCATGGTTCAGAAGATAATCCTTATGAGGAATTCGAATATGATGATGATCTGGATATGATTGAAGATGTTCATCATATTGATGATTTAATTCCATTACTCAAGCAAATTTATAAAGTTCAAGAATCACATAAAATAAATTTGAAAGATGTTCAAGTAATTGTTGAACCTGATGATGCAGAGGTTTTATACGAAACTTATAAAAAATTAAATGACGAAAATAAGAAAGAATTTTCTAAAAAAATATTTGAAAGTAAAGAAGATTTTTGGAATATGGTTTCTTTTTCTAGAAGCAGAGGAGAATAATTAATGGCTTATAAACTACTTGGTGCCTTAGTAACCGATCCAGCAAATAATACTATTGGTTCAGCAACTACAGTTGCATGTAACATAGAAACTGCGGGAACCGTAGAAGTACAGGGACCTGCAATAAATGGTGGATCTTGGGAATCTAAAGGAACGATTAAACTTCCTGTAGGAATACATAAAATTCTTAAAAATTCTGATTGGAGTGTAACTTTTACGGGTCAGGCAACTTCAGTAGCACATTCGGACTAAGGTCATGAATGAAGAGAATACATAAAATAAGTCGTGTTCGAACTATTGGTGGTAGACGAAAAGCATTTAGAAATATTTTTAGAAAAAATAGAGGACTGATTGGTAAGGGATATAGAAAGGTTGCAGGTAAGAAAATTCTTAAAAAAATGACTGCAAAAGAAAGAAAGAAATTTAATCCTAAAACTAATCTGAAAATAAGACAGTCTTTAAGAAAAAGAAAAATAAAACAGAGATTAATAAACATAAAAAGAAAAAAAACATTAAGGTCTGGATTATTTAGAGGAATTTCAAAGCTAAATAAAAATATAAAAAGATGAAAATATTCAGAGAATTTAAAGACGAAGCAGAATATCAGCATGTTCCTCTAGAGGAAAGAAAGTTTACTCTTCAACAAAGAATTGAAAGCGGGGACAACGGGCTAGGAGAAGGTCTAAGTTGTTGAAGAGAGCAAAACAAAGAGCATTGAGAAGAATTGCGAGTCCAGAAGTATTACAAAAGCGGGCTAGAAGAACGGCTAGAAATATAATGAAAAGCAGAATTGCTAGAGGACAAAGCCTTTCACAAATGTCTCCTGCTCAAAAAATAATGCTTGCGACAAGATTAGAGAAATTTTTACCAAGAATTAAAAAAATGGCTAAAAGATTAGTAAAAGTTAAAAGAAAAGAAGAATTAGCACGTAAAAGAAACAGAACAAAAACACCAGGTCAAAAAGGTTAAGTTATGCATTTAATTACAGAACTAAACGAAAATATAGAGTACGTTACAGAAGAAGGAAAAGACGGGAAAAAATCTCTATATATCCAAGGACCCTTTATGATGGCAGAAGTGAAAAATAAGAATGGAAGAATTTATCCTAAAGAAGTTCTTATGAAAGAAATAAAAAGATATAACGAAAGTTATGTCGGAAAAAATAGAGCATTCGGGGAACTGGGTCATCCAGACGGTCCTGGTATAAATTTAGAACGGGTATCACACATGATTACTGAATTAAAAGAAGATGGTAATAATGTTGTCGGTAAAGCGAAGATTATTGATACCCCATATGGCAAAATTGTGCAAAATCTTATCGAGAATGGCGCACAATTAGGCGTATCTTCTAGAGGAATGGGTTCTTTAGAAGAAAAAGGCGGAGTAAAATACGTAAAAGATGATTTTTATTTAGCAACTGCCGCAGACATAGTTGCTGATCCTTCTGCTCCTGAAGCCTTTGTTCAAGGTATCATGGAAGGAAAGGAATGGGTTTGGGAATCAGGTGTTCTTAGAGAAAAGGTGATTTCAGCTATTCACAAAGAAGTTACCAAAGCGCCGTCTAAAAAACTAGAAAATGTTAAGTTAAAAGCATTTAATAGCTTTCTTTCAAACCTATAATTGTATAAATATAAACATGAGACAGAGACAATATTCTCACAAAATTAAGGAGTTATCACATGTCAGAAGAAAAAAATGAAGCTCTGGAGCAAGAAGCAACAAGTGAAGAAGTGACTGAGGAAACTCAAGAAGAGTCCACTCAAGAAGACGATGTTCAAGTCGATGAGGCTTCCCTTCCAGGTGCTGGAAAAAATAAAGAACCTATGCNCCCCGCTCCTGAAAAAGCGGCCGATACGGGTGTGAATAATGAGGTTCCAGATGGACCCAAACCTGATTTCACAAAAGGGGTCCCATCTGCTAAGAAACGTCCTGCTGATAAAGGAAAAGTTTCTGAAAGTGCATCAAAGATGTCACTTATTAAATCGATTTACGATAAGTTGGACGAGATGAGCAAAGACGAAGTTGCTGAAATTCTCGGCGCACTTAACGAAGTTGAAGATACCGAATTCGATGAAGAAGGTAACGAAATTGTTTCTGAAAATAAAAAAGAAACAAAAGAAGTAGTTGCTAAAGAAGAATTTGATTTGGAAAGTGATGTTCAAGCACTTATCGAAGGCGAAGAGCTTTCAGACGAATTCAAAGAGAAAGCGGCCACTATATTTGAAGCCGCAGTTTTTGCCAGAGTAAATGATGAAATTTCGACAAGAATAGACAAACTTGATGAACAATACAAAACAGAACTTCAAGAAGCCATTGAAAACAATCGTACTGTTATGATTGAAAAAGTAGATGATTTCATGAATTATGTTGTTAAAGAATGGATGCAAGAAAATGAACTTGCAGTTGATAAAGGTATTCGTTCAGAAATTGTTGAAGATTTCATGGTCGGTCTTAAAAATCTATTTGTTGAACACTATGTCGATATTCCAGACGAAAAAGTTGATCTTGTAGATGACTTATTCGCCAAAGTTGAAGACTTAGAGGGTTCATTAAATTCTGAGATACAGAAAAACATTGATTCATCTAAAGAACTCCAAGAGTACAAAAAGATGGATGCTCTGTATACAGTTTCAGAGGGAATGACTGAAGTTGATCAAGAAAAAATGGTCAAATTGGCAGAAGGTATTGAGTATGAAGACGAAGAATCCTATACTGAAAAACTTCAGATCATTAAAGACAAGTATTTTCGTACAGAAAACGCTGAAGACAAACAGGTTTTAACTGAAGGATCTACAGACACACAAGATGATATGGAACCAAATGACGAAAATTCTTCAGATGATGCAATGGCACAAGCACCTGAACATATACAACATTATGCTAAAGCCATTTCTAGAACTATTACTAAATAACAATTAAGGAGATTTACACATGTATCTTTCAGAAAATTTACAAAAAAAGTGGGCTCCTATTCTTGACCATCCAGAATTGGGTAAAATAGACGACCCATATCGTAAAGCAGTAACAACTGTTTTGTTGGAGAACCAAGAAAAGTCCATGCAGGAAGACAATCAAGTTCTTTCCTCACAGAATTTCTTGACAGAGGGACAGGCTTCAGGTGCATTTCCAGACACAGGTGGAGTTGCAAAATATGATCCTATTATGATTTCTCTGGTCAGGCGTGCAATGCCTAATTTGATTGCATACGATGTTTGTGGTGTGCAACCAATGACTGGTCCAACTGGACTTATCTTTGCTATGAGAGCAAGATATGTCACAATGAATCAGTCCCCAGAGGCCCTTTACAACGAAGCAGATACAAGTTTTGCTTCTAATACCTCTGCTGGAACACAAGCTGATAACACACCAGGCCTTCATATCCATACAGATGGAACAGCTAACGCTTCTCATACTTTAGTAGCGGGTGGATTATCAACTGCCGTAGGCGAAGGCGTAACACCTAATAACATGGCTTTCTCAATCGAGAAGGTTACTGTTACTGCGAAGACAAGAGCTTTAAGAGCAGATTACACAATGGAAGTTGCTCAGGATCTTAAAGCAGTTCATGGTCTCGATGCAGAAACAGAACTCAGCAATATTCTTTCCGCTGAGATTCTTGCAGAGATTAACCGTGAGGTTGTTCGTAAGATTTACAGGGAAGCCAAAGTTGGTGCCCAAAATAACACTACACAATCAGGTATCTTTGATCTTGACACAGATTCAAATGGTCGCTGGTCCGTTGAGAAGTTTAAAGGTCTCATGTTCCAGATCGAGAGAGAAGCAAACGAGATTGCGAAGAAGACACGTAGAGGAAAAGGTAATATGATTATCACTTCTTCAGATGTTGCTTCTGCACTTCAAATGGCTGGAGTCCTTGATTACGCTCCTGCTCTTGATAGCAATAATCTCAATCCTGATGATGCAGGAAACACTTTTGTTGGCGTACTTAACGGTCGCTATCGTGTTTATGTTGATCCATATGCAGTAACAAATGATGTCAACTACTTTGTAGTTGGATACAAAGGATCCTCATCTTATGATGCAGGTATGTTCTACTGCCCATACGTTCCGTTACAAATGGTACGTGCGGTTGACACAAACACCTTCCAGCCAAAAATTGGATTCAAGACTCGTTACGGTCTCGTAAGGAATCCTTTTGCAACTGGAGCCGCAGATATCACAAGTACTGGATCCTCGGATATCAGTGGTGATAATGCTGGTGCATCAAGCAATGAGTACTACAGGCTTGTAAGAGTAGCTAACTTAATGTAAGTTTCTCTAAAAAACTTAGTATACATAAAAGGAGTAGGGTAAAACCTACTCCTTTTTTTGTTTTTGGAGATATTATGCATGAAAAAATTGATTTATATAAACAACTTCCCCCCTATCCTGGTATTT